ATTGCGGAACGGGTCGTATGTACTTCTTGAATACAAATTATCTCAAGTTGCACATGCAGTCGGGTATGAATTTTAGCAAGACTCCATTTCGCGAAAATTCAAATCAACTCGCGAAGGTCGGATTTATTACAGTAGGCTTGAACCTCGTCACTACAGCACGTCGTCGTCAGGGTGTTATCTACAACTTGAACGATTAATAACAATCCAAGACGCAAGCCAATGCGTCTTTTGAGCCTGAGTAAAAGGGCAAAGGAGAACAAACAATGAGTAGAATAGACAATGCCAACTTTGGCATACAGCGTTTAGGCGGTGATGGCGGTCAAGGTATTTACGAAGAGTCGTCTACGCCGAAACATGCCATAGGAGAAAAACTTGAACTGATTGATGGACGAGTTTTTCGCTATGCGTATTTCAGCACAGCTACCGCGCAAGGTTTACTTGCATCTCAAGACCTTTCAGCGTCTGCTATTGTTGAAAGCGATGGCAAGTTAACGGCGGCATCGGCTGGTGCTACCGAAGTAACGTACACCGATTCGGGTACTGTAGGATCGGCAACCTTAAACCAGTATGCCGGTGGGTATCTGCATATCACTGACGATGCCGGTGAAGGGTTCCAATATCGGATCAAGTCGAACACGGCTGCAAGTTCCAACGCAATTACATTAACGCTTTATGATGGGTTGCAAGTAGCTGTAACTACTGATACGGATGTAGCCGTCACAGGTGGTTTATATAACAACCTTATTGGTGCAACAGCCGGAACGGATTATGTCGTTTCTGGTGTTACTCCAATATCGTTTACCGTCAATTATTATGGTTGGGTTCAGACTCGCGGTATTGCTACCATCTTAGCAGATGGAACTATTGCTGCTGGTCAGAACGTCACCTTGAGTGATGGTGTAGCCGGTGCAGTTCATACGAAAGACGCTGAGACAGAACCATTGATTGGTTATGCGGCGTTTGCACCGGATAACACGGGTTATTGTGGCGTAGTGCTGCAAAACTTGCCGTAAGCAGTTCACATTTCGTGTGGCGGTGGGTTTCCACCTCGTGATACCTCCAGCCCATCGTCACGCGTTTTTAACGAAAGAGAATACAAATGGCAAAACGTATGCCTACAGCAAAGAAAACTGAGCATACCCTGCCGGAAGAGTTGGCTGAAGTAGTGCAAGATGCTACACCTGTCGAAGCACCGACAGCCAGTGTCACGCCCGATCAGATCGTTGACATCATTGTCAGAGGCTCTGATGATACGAAAAATGCTATACGTAAGGCGCTTGACCTGGATAAAACGCACACTCGTCAGCGCAAATCACCGGTCACTAACAGCCAAGTGCGAAATCATGTTCGCGCTGTTGGTGAAGTAACTCATGCTCCAGGCTTTGTGCCTGATCCACCGTCGCGTATTAAAGATCGTGGCGAGGAAGCCGTGCGTATCTGGCAAGATCGCTGGTTGGATAACAACGGCGATAACTTGTCGGAATACGATCTCGATCAAATTGCGGCTACGGCACATCAGTAGATGTCGGAAACCTTTGGACAAGTCAACGCGGCCAGTTTCTTTGGCGATTCGGCGTTGATTGGAGCGGTAGAGGCAGATACCGTAAAGCTGGCAGACACGTTGACGGTTGCAAGTTTGACAACAACCGAACGCAACGCACTGACCGCAGCAAACGGTATGATTATTTACAACTCTACCGACAACAAGTTTCAAGGCTACGAAAATGGAGCATGGGCTAACTTGATATAGGGTTAGTTGCATGACAAACTTGCAGATTCTTCAGATCGCGCTACGGCGTGTTGGTCTGAATACAGGCAGTTCGACATTCAAAGATTCAGCGCGTGACTATTTAAATCTGGTTACTCAGGATATAGCCTCGCGTGAAAAATGGAATTGGTTATTTAAGTCTTCGACGTTCAATACAAGCAACGGCACTCGTACGTATTCGCTTGCCAGTGACGTGGTGGCTCCGTTGTCGTTTCGCAATACAACTGAAGATCACGTTATTCTCATCATGTCTACTCAGGATATTGATGCGGCTGACCCGGATGCCAGTATAAACGGCGATCCGCGATGGGTAGCCATTGATGGCGTGGATGGAAGCGGCAACATCGAAGTCACGTTATATCCTGAGCCGGACGGCGTAGATACGATTGCTTACAGATACTACTCGTCTATACCCACCTTCACCGTTAGCAACGACAACGATTCAATTACACCCTATGTCGCGGCGGTTTGTCAGCCGGCATTGATACACGGCATCTCTGCTTTATATAAACAAGAAAAAGGCGACGATCAGGGCGCACTGTCGGATAAGCAAGAGATGGAGCGCGTCATTGCTGTTGCAGGTAGACAAAATATGAACGTGCAAGGAAACAGAACATACCGTATGCGTAGAGCAGATGAGAGCTACAGCAGCAAGTTTTCATTTACGCCTACTGAAGGATCGTTAAGCTAATGCCGATTGCTGCTGAATCCTTACGTCTTGGCCCCTGGAGAAGTGGGGTAAACTACAGTCTTCCGGCTGAAGATATGCCACCGGACGGACTGTACGAGATGGAAAACTGTACAGTTGGGTTAGCTGGTGAGGTTGCTAAACGTAATGGGTTTGCAAAGTATAACTCCAGCGCTATGAACAGTGGCGCGACAGTTACGGCATGTGGTCAAGTGGTATTAGCTGGCACGGAAAAAACTTTTGCTTTTGCTGGTAACAAATTTTTTGATGTAACGGGCGGTACGGCTACAGATCGAACAGGCACCGTGACGATAACGGCTGGTAATGACTATACGTGGGATTGGGTGTTGGCCGGAAGCACATTGATTGCGGTAAACGGTCAGGACACAGACGGCATTAAGTGGACGGGTGGATCAGCCAACGCAGCAACACTCGATGACGATGCGCGGTTTACTAAAGCAAAGTGGGTAGCTTTTTGGGAAAATCGTGCATGGGTAGCTAACGTAAACGGAGCGACTGATCGCATATGGAGAAGCGATGCCGGTGACATAGAAACATGGGGTTCGCTCAGTTTTAACTCTGTAGGTTTTGATATTACCGGGTTACGACCATTTCAAAATGTTTTATCTGTCCACACAGAGCAGGGCATACATACTCTGACGCCCACCGGTAACTCAACAATTCCTTTTCAGCAACAGCAGAGAACACAACGCGGAACGGTTGCCGGTAAAAGCATTGTTACGGTTCCTGGTGAGCGTCAATTATTCGTTCGCAATGACGGCATCTATCAATGGTCTGGCGGTGCAAGTGTAGAGAAGATTAGCTTGGCGCTCGATGACAGATATTGGTCAAACCTAAACGTGTCTCGTTTGCCGTATGCATTTTCGCTCTATTACCCGGCACAAGAACAAGTCTGGTTCTTTTTGCCCTATGGCGCATCGCAGACAACGATGAACTCTGTGGTGATTTACTCTGCAAGGCTTAATGCGTGGTTTGGGCCGTATAACGGTTTTGCGCGTGACAGTGCAGCCTTGATAGATGACTTACCTCATGCTGGCGACTTTGCCGGACACATTATGAAGCACGATAGCGGAACGAACGATGATGGTGCAGCCATACGGGGCAGTTTTGAAACGGCTGCTATTGCACCGTTTGGCGATGCGATAGAGTGTCGCTGGTTGTATAACCGATTGCTCTATGATAACGAAGGCGCACATGACCTCGATGTAGCTCAGATCAGTGCCGGTATTGTCAGCAACTTCCAAACGGTTCAGATGGGCCAGACGGGTGCGTTACTAAACAGCACGTTTGTTTTAAATACTTCAACGCTGGAGTCTAACGTATCGGGCCTGACGAGCGACAGTGATCTGTTTGGTTACGATGCAAGAACTCGATTACGGATTTCTAATTACAACACAGATGAAACATTCACCATTCGGCGTACGTCGTTGCAATACAAACCTATTGGCAACGTACGCCAACGCAAAACTGGAATAGAATAATATGGCATATCAAGATCCATATGCAGGGGCAATGGCTGGTCGAGCCGCGCAAAAGAAGAAAAAACCTCCAAGTCGAGGTGCGAATACGCCACCAGACATGCCCCCACCACAAACTTATGCCCAACCTGGAGCCGGAGTTCCGGCTAACCAAGATCCATTAGTTGCTGCTATAGCCGGAGGTGCTACTGGAGGTGGATTAGGCGCAAACAACCAAGCGGCTAATATGCCTCCAGGTGTCGGAGGAAACGTAGATACGTCAACAACTACAACGCCTCCAAGTCGAGGTGCAAATACACCGCCAGCTATGCCACCGCCACCACCTCCACCAGGTAACCTTACGGCAACAACTGTAAACCCAACGAGCGACCCGTCAAACTTTGCAAGCAATACGGCAACTACGGTTAACCCGACAAGCGACCCAAACTTTGGCAATCAACCAGCTACGATGGTGAACCCAACGAGTGATCCAAACTTTGGCAAACCGCCAGCTACTACAGTCAACCCGACAAGCGATCCATCAAACTTTGCAACTGATAGAACGATGGTAAACCCAACGAGTGATCCATCAAACTTTGGTCAGCCACCGGCAACAACAGTGAATCCAACGAGTGATCCAAACTTTGGTAAACCTCCAGCCACTACGGTCAACCCGACAAGTGATCCAAACTTTGGCAAGCAACCAGCTACGATGGTGAATCCAACGAGTGATCCGAATTTCGGAAGGCCACCAGCGACTACGGTCAACCCGACAAGCGACCCGTCAAACTTTGCAAGCAATACGGCGACTACGGTCAATCCAACGAGTGATCCAAACTTCGGTAAACCACCGGCAACTACGGTAAACCCGACAAGCGATCCAAACTTCGTATCTAACTTAGCTGGTGGTCAGCCGGTAACGCAAAATCCTTTAAGTGATCCGTTGGTTGTTAGGGCAATGGAAGAAGAGCGCATGAGTCAACGGGTTACGGAGAATCCTTTAAGCGATCCAGGCTTTGTTAAAGATTTAGCAGAAGGACGCTCAAATCAACCAATTACCGAAAACCCTTTAAGTGATCCATCGTTTGTTCAAGGCTTGGCCGCCGATGCAACTACGCCTACGGTGAATCCGATAAGTGACCCATCGTTCGTACAAGAGTTAGCCGCCGATGCAACTACACCAACTGACATTGCAGGGGCCGGTGCTGATATGGCTGCTGCACAAAATGTGGTAACGCCTGAAGC